AAGGTAGTTCGGGATATTGGCGGCGCGGCAAAGTTCGCGGGCTTGGAAGTCGCGGGACTCGACAAGAAGCATTTTGTCTGGGGTCGCGGTCGTGGCCTCGTATGTCAAATACTCGTTTAGCGCTGCGGTTTGGTTTGTCATGCGCGCAGCGTTAAATGCTGCTGCCATGTCGGCTAGCTCTTGGCCGCTTAAAGGTTCGCCACCAACTTGGCGCAATACGCCAGCAGGAATAGCGCTTTCGGCATTGCGTCGTGCGCTGGCCTCTAGCCGTAGCGCCGTTGTAATGGCTTCGCTTGACGTGTAAAGCAAACCTTGTACCGGGCTGAGAAACTGAATAAGGTTTTCCGACTCAATAGGCAAACCCGAAAAGTAAACTTGGTTAGAAGGTCCGAACCACACCGGACCAGATTGGTCCTGTGTCGTGACCATGGCGGCCGGTAAACGTTCATAGGAACTGGGGTAACCGTCGGCGGTACGGCTTTTAATGTACCAAAATGCACGGCCGTAGAAAAAAAGGTCGTCAAATGTCCACGACAAAATAAAGTTGTTAGTTACGTTCGGGTCTATACGAGCGAGCCATGCCCGGGGGGCAAGTGGTACTTCTTCCATCTCGTCGCCGTTCCAAATGTCCCGAAACATTTCAAGTTTTAGGCAACCAATGACGCTGGCCATAAGGTCACGAGCGCGGCTAATGGTCGGGACGCGCATAGCAATTTGGCGCATTTCGCCATTGGTGTACGCATAGAAGTTGTTAATTTGGGACGCGCCAGCATTACCGCCAGAGCCATAGCCCACGGCGGCTTTAATCTCGGGGTCTACTGAAGTGCCTACTGCGGCAATTTTGTTACGTCCAAATAAAGCCATGGGTTTATTGTGCCATTCTTTTGTGCGCGAGTTGTGGATAACCTCGCAAATCCCGACGAAATGCGAGGCTGTCCACCAGCGAGTGTACTACCTGCTGATAACAAGTAAAGGCTTGCCGGCAGAACTTGGGCGCGACTCTAAAGCTGCGGCCCATACCATGCACCGGGCTAACTCAATAGGTCCCGGGCTGCGGGTAGAGCTGAGCGCCACACTGCCTTGGTGTTTAATCATTACGGCGCGCTCGACGTGTTCGGCTAATAGTTTTTCGCCAGTTTGGCCGATGCGGTTTTCTACGATTAATGACCGGACGGCAAGAGTCCATTTCAAGAGCTCACGGTAGCCAACGATGGTGCGGCGGCGCTCATGCTTGGGCGGGCAATGAGTTTCCAAGACTGGAGTTATAGCAATGCGCAGCTGCGGCGCGCGTTCTACTTCGCGCTCGACACACGCCCACATTTCGGCCATGTTGTCTACGTCAAAAGCGGTAGTTATTACTGTCTTGTTTTCTACGCGCACGGCGCGCACCCCGACGTATCTTGCCTCGTCTATTGACTGTTCTATTGCGAGCACACCCCCCGATGGGACGTCGCCTTCATATAGGCAGGCTTCCCATAGGCCGTTTTCTAACCAGCCCGAGTGTGAGCTAGTCCACGTGTTAACCGACCCACGTAGAAACGCGTTGCGGTTTGGGGCCTTGGCTTCAGCCTCAATTACTGACATGTCGAGCGTGTAACCAAGAGCGGGGTTACTGTAAATCCACGCGCTAGGACTCATCGGGTCTATGTTGCTCGGGGGGCTGAACTCAGCGAAGTAGAGCGGGCCGTAATCGCCAGCGTCAATGGCTCGTATGCCTTGCTCGCGCCACCGCAACATGGCTTTTGACTCTGGGGTGCCGGCGGTTGACCACATAGACATAAGCGGGTTTTTTCTTGCGCGCTGGGACGGTAACAAACCTTCGTCAATGGCAGCCTCAGAAACTGACCACACTTCGTCAACACAAATAAGGTCGGCGCTGTAACCGTGGCCGGCTTGTGGAGTAGCTGCGCGCACCAGCCATGTGCTGCCGTCTGGCATCTCTAAGTTCATGCGGCCGTATGACCACGAAATCTTGGCATTGAACTTGGCACCAAGAATTGGCGCAAGGTACTTGAATAGCGCGGTAGACAAGTCGAGTTGGTGACTGCAAGTAATGACCGTTTGGGGTTTGCCACGGTTGCCGCCTTGGGTGCAGAGCCACCAGCCAATAAGTGCGGCCATGGCAGTTGTCTTGCCGTTCTGTCGCGCAACGCTCACCAGCGATACACGGTTAACAAAGTCGCCGTTGGGTTTCATTTCGGTTTGCCCGGCAAGTACTCGAAGCTGCCAAGGCTGTAAAGCAACGCCGAGAACCTTCTCTGAGAAATCCCCAATGTCTGCCGCAAACGATAGCGCCTCACTATTAGTGGTCGTTTCTAGTCGGGGCTGGTCGTGGCCAGTTACCGCCAGTTCGGACGAAACCGCCAAAAATAGAGGATTTAGGACTTGCGGGGGCTTCCGTTCGCTTCCAGAAAAAAAACTTCCGTCACTGTGCGTGGTTTTTTGCGTGTTGAGTTCTAGTACGCCGTTTTGCTCGCGCTCTTTCCGCACTCTGTAACTCTGACCGCGCCTAGCATTGCAAGGCTTGCAGCTGGCCACGAGATTGGTTATGTCATTGGTACCGCCGGCGTCGCTCTCGAGTAGGTGGTCGGCCTCGGTTGCTCGCGCTATTCCACACCAATGGCACACGGGTTCATCGGCTAAGAGCTTGGCTCTGTTGCGCTTAAACTCGCTGGTGGCTCGTTGCTTGCCGTTGTGTGTTGTTGTCATGTTGGTTTCTCCCGCGCTATCGCTTGGCTAACGCGCCACTGCGTGGCTTGTTGTCTGGTCTGTTGTCGAGTCTTGTGCACTACGTCCCCCCACACTTTGAGCAAGTAGCTCTGGCTGCCGGCTGTTTCATAGTTAAGGACGGACACCATACGTATTTGTGACGTTTAGACGCTGCACACCAGTTCATTGACATGGCGCTCTACCCACGTTTCCGTGTGTTATGCCGGCATAGTGCAAACCCATACGCGGCCGTGAGTGTTCTTAAATTGTTGAGCATGGCCTACGTGTTGGCGTCGGCGTGTATGTCGTCTAGACGCGCTTGTAGACCCCATAGGTCTTGCTTTAGACCGTTGGCTTGTTGTGGCTGGTGCTCTAGTTGTTCGAGTATTTCGTTGGCTTGTAGGTCAGCGAGTTGGCTGAACAATGCGCGCAGCTCTAAACGGTCGGCTTCAGTCATGCGGGGTTTTGCAATGTTGCTCATTGGTAGTCGGGCCTTTCCCATTCTTGGACTTGTGCGGTGTAGATAGTTGGGTGCGGTAAGAGTGACATGTCGTTAAGCATGTCGTGGTGTAAGCGTATTGTGCCATGTTCTTGCGCGCCGAGTTGTTGTATTTCGTAACCAGTTGCCCAACCGTGGATTAGTACCCGGTGTTTGTAGACCTGCGCAAGAATGTAAATGTGGTTTAGGTCATCGCCCGGGCGCGCAGCAAGTTTGGGGCTGGTGTGTTCAGTCGAGCGCACTTGGTAACTCAATACGTCAAAACCGCCGCGGTCTGCCTCTAAGTCTTGCCAATGCTCACCCAATGACTTAGCTACGGCATACTCGCCGATAACGCCAGTGATGTTGGACTGCCACCAGTTTTGTGCGCTGTACTTTGTGTTGTCTCTAGGTTTGCGGTCTTTTTGCATGGCGCGTATGTTTCGGCGCGCACCACTCACCGCGCAATACTCAAGCTCTTCATAGTCGAGCGTTACTAGAACCTTGCTCATATGTCACTCAGTCGCGCTATAACTGCGTCTAAGTCTTTTGGGTACCAGCAGTAGCACTCATATTCTGCTTCAAGTAGGTAGCGTTGCCAACGCAGCTGCGCGTCGCTCTGTTTGTTACGGCCTGCTTTCAGCTCTGCGAACACTAGGCCGCCAGTTGGGTGGCTCAGCACTAAGTCTGGGAAACCTGCGTCGCCTTGGAAATGGGTAGCCCAACGCTCGCCAACTTGTGCCGGCTTGGCGTGGTAAATTAACCAGCCGCGCAACTTAGCCACCGCGCATACTTGCTTCAAGAATTGTGCTTCAGTCATGCCGGCGTAACTATTTGGCATCGTTCACCATTTTGCAGTCTGGGCAAAACACGGCGTTTGCTATGCGCTCAAAGTCTCGGGCTAGGCGCTGGTAGTCGGCTTG